AATTGCTGAAACTCCGAGAGCCGAGCTCCTGTAGTACCCAATACCTTAATGAAGAAATAGTAATCCTTGTTGAGTTTTGTTTTCAGATACTCCAGTAACCTATTATATTCCTCTTCTGTCGGCACATTGTTTACATCCAACTTGCGTTTCATTCTAGGTCGTTTCAGTTCAATAGGTTTCTTCACCCATTTGGAGAACTTCTCAATGGCTGTAATACGTAATCGAATGGTAGCTGGAGAAAGTTTTTCCTCTTCAAGGCTTTTTATAAATCGTCTGCAATTATCCATATTTAGTTCATTGGCGTATTCAAAATATTTTCTCA